TACCGTACAACCCTGCTGATCTGGTGCAGGTGAACATGCGGATCATGAACCACAAGCAGAAGGAAACCAAAGAGAAGCAGGTGTTCACGCAGGAGGAACTAGGCTACCTGTCATTGGTTGCTGATAACATGTGGGCATCCTTCATTAACATCTCAGTGGAGACAGGGCTGCGGCTGGGCGATGTGCTGCAGCTTGAGTGGGATTGCTGGGATGGTAAGAACCTCACGGTCTGGACTGACAAGAAGGATAAGCGTGTATCAATCAATGCATCTGACAGACTGAAGCGATTAATGAAGACGAGGTACGCAGAGACAGCCACTGATTCTCTTTACATATTCCCAGAGGATCGAGACAAGTACCTCCGCAACGGCAGTCAGTATTACAGCACCACGTTCAAGAGGATGTGTGTTGAGGCAGGGCTTGATGATCGTTGCTTCCACGGTCTTCGAGCTACCTACGCAACCAACCAGAAACGTCAGGGTCGCAGTAGTCAGGCGATTGCCAACGACCTTGGACACAGTAACAAGAAGCTAACCGAAGAAGTTTATATCAAGTGAAGGAACTATCAGGGCCAGAGAGGAAGGCGTTGCACATTGCCCTTGAGCAGTCGAATGGAGTGGTGAGCAAGGCTGCTATGCTGGCTGAGTTCCCTGAGACTAGGCTCCGAAAGTTGATTAGGGAGGACGAGGAGTTTGCCACAAGATGGGGTGATGGAGTGGTGAACCCGCCGACTAAGGAGGAGCTGGCCCATAGACCCCCTGTTGAACCTGAAGACTCACCGGAGACTAAGTATCTCACGGCCCTGAAGAAGGAGGAGAAGCAACTAACCAAGGGACTGGAGACATTAGGTATTACAGGAAGGGCGCTGAATGAATCGCTTGCCGCCTCAGCTTTTCAGTCCACCCACCTGGATGCCCTTAGACAGATTACAAACGCTGGCCAGTTAAAGACTTACGCAATGCTTGGAGTCCTGTTTGATGACCTTAGATCTGAGATTGGAAAGGGAGTGGAGGCAGAACGCGAGGGTGTTTTGTATGACGCTTTGTTTAACTGCGTAAAAAATCGTAGCCAAATAAATCAGGACATCTGGAAATCGGCACTCATTGACGCACAGATCAAGTCGAAACAGAATGAGTCTAAGGGAGGGTCCAGCAAGAAGCCGGGATTCTCACCGATACTCAACAACATAACCGTGCAGACAGATGCCAAGGAGGTCACAGTTAAGAAAGCCAACGCGACTACAGATCCTAAACCTTGAGTTCGAGGTGCGGTTTGTGGATGACGAGATCAAAGATGGAAGCAGCGCCCACGGGTGGAGCAATATGGGGAGCCAGACGATAGTGGTTTGCGAATGCCAGAAAGCTGATGCTGTACAGGATACGTTCCTTCATGAGGTAATACATGCTGTCTATTATGTTATGGGGTTAGACGATTCATCCAAGGAGGAGAAGGTGGTTCAGTGCTTGGCAACTGGGCTGTGTACTGTGTGGAGGAGTAACCGGAAAGCATTTGAGTGGTGGCAATCCCTAGCGTAAACACTGAAGACCTTGAGTTGTTGGCTGCTGCAGGTCTTGACCCTAACCCTGTAGCTCCCGCTGAAGAAACCAATTGGTATCCAGATCTAAACGAAACCCAGAAGAAAATCTTTGAGGACAATAAGAGATTCATACTTGGATACGGTGAAAAAGGTTCAGGGAAAACTATTGGATTCGCCCACAAATTAATCCGACACGCCTACGAGAACGAAAACGCCCTAGTCCTCATCATTGCCCCTTCTATTCGCACAGGCACTGAAGGCATATGGTTCGACCTAGACACACTTGTCCTCCCGCAATGGAAGGAAGGGATCGGTCTGGAATATTCCGACAGCAAGCTCGACCCCAACACCAAGGATCGTAATCGATGGATTAGAAATAGGTTTGGAGGATGGTCTAAACTGATGTTGATCTCGATACCCTATGCAGCAGCCGTTGAGCAGCGGGTGAAAGGCCCAGCTCCGAGTCACGTTTATGTGGATGAGTTAACGAACTGCGATGGGAGAGAGTTCATGCTGTACCCTGCCGCCCAGCTAGGAAGACGGCGTGGCATCTCAGGTCCTCAACAGTTCTGTGCTTCATGCAACCCGCAAGGCCCAAGCCACTGGGTGTACAAGGTGTTCTTCGAGGAGGTTATTGATGACAAGGGGAAACGTGATCCAAACTTTTCTGTTTACCATGTCCCAATCAAGGAGAACGAGAAGAGGTTACCTGAAGGTTATGTAAAGAATCTGGAGATGATCCTCAGTTCTGACCTGATCGAACGCCGTAGGTTAATCAATGGTGAGTGGATCGACAGGCCGAGTGGGGAGGCTATCTTCAAGGACTACTTCCAGCAGGAGATGCATGTCAAAGGTGATGAGCTTCGAGGTAAGGGACTCAAGCCAAAGCCGGGACACCCCATCATTGTGGGCTATGACCTTGGTCAGGTTTACAGCGCCGTCACATTTCTACAGTACATCCCAACCGAGGAAGGCACGGTGTGGATCGTCTTCGATGAGCTGGATTACTTAGGTGAACGGCATCTCTACAAGCGACTAGCCCAGCAGATCATGAACAGGATGGAGTTCTGGGATAAGAAAGTAGGGGAGGAGTTCAAGTATTACCATATCTCTGACGCTTCAGCTATTAACCAATGGCATCCAGGTGGGGAAGGAAGCTATGACGCATGGGATATAGAGCGGTACAGTGACGGGAAGATTAAGCTGATTGGATGTCCGAAAGGGCCGGGATCTATTGAGGCAAGGGTTAGAGTTCTTTCCGACAAGTTATTCCAAGATCAGTTCTATGTGTCTGCCGTCTGCAGTAATACAGTTGAGATGCTGATGAACCTTGAGTCTGATAAGAAAGATCCCACTAAACCGAAGAGATCTAAGTATATCCATAAGTTTGACAGCATCACCTACCCAATGTTCAAGATGGAGTTAAGTGGAAAAAGAAAGCTGCCAAGTGTTCAAGATGTGCAGCCCCACTTGATTCGCTGCGGAGTCGCTGTTTAATACGAATTTATGCATGTAAAGGACAAGGTCGTTCTCGACATAAAGGATAACAAGGAACTCGCTGATTACTTCGGTCGCAAGGGCGTGGGTAGTGAGTGCGAAATGGAAGTCAAAGGCATGGTGGATGAGATCACTGATGATCAGGCTGTGCTTTCGATTAAACAGGTCGGACTCAGTGAAGAATACTCAGAGCCAGACCCGATGGATGATGCTGAGGTTAGTCCCGTCATGGTGGTCATGGCTGGCAAGAAGTATTGAGCGCCACCCAGTTCCAGATCGAGCTGTTGCATGACCGCAGCGGCGTGAAGAAGGGATGGGACAGGCAGAGAGTCTACAGGTGTTGCAATTTTTTAAGAGTAACTTTGGAAGAGCTGGCCGCGAGGTCGGCAATACCTGTTGGTCAATTAAAGAAGTGGGTAAGGGCGGGAAGAGTTCCTCCTTACATTGCGCTTCTCTTCTTCCTTCAAGAGCAGGCAGAACTAAACGCTAGATATGGTTGATTTCGATGTATTAAAAGATCACGGCACTACGAACGAACGGCTTCGTGAACTGTTCACTGCTCAACTCCCCGGTAAGCAGGAGGACTTGGCCAAGCTCAGTGATGATGAGAAAAAGAAAATCAAGGAGGACGTTAAGCGCCGGGAGAAGATCGAGGACCTAGTTGGTAGCCGTATTCAGGAGAACATCACCTTTGCTCTTCGGAATCATAAGTTCTACACCGCTGTGGATCTTGCATGGGATAGCAGCCCTATAAATTCCAGGGTTATTCCGCTAATCATGTACGCCCAGAACCGCATTGGTGTAGACAACTGCATTGATGAGCTGGATAAACTGAAGATCACTGACAAGTACATTAAGCGTAATGATGACGGGTCAGGCGTGGAGATTGATCTACCTAAGTTCTTCGAGGTGAACATCAACCTAGTTCGCTCTTTCATAACCCGCCGTCATGCTGCTCAGGTAAACAAGTTCGCCAACCTTTATCCCTTCTTTAAGTACGAAAGCCGCACATCTAGTCCAGCAGGCAAGCTCAGGGCAGATGTTCTTAGCCAGCGTGTGGAGATCATGGCAGATCAATTCGACTACCGTCATTTCCAGTCACAGGTTATCAGGGACATGCTGCTGTACGGTCATGCTGTCGCCTTTCCGAGGGCTGCTTGGGAACGTGAGGTGCAGTGGGTTAAGGACAACGTCCCTAGCGAGTTGGACTATGAGGGCAAGAAACAATACAAGTCGCTGATCACCAAGGACGGTGTGAGCTGGATCTGCCCGCACCCAAGCCGAGTCTTCTACGACAACAACTACCCAATCACATCACTGAACACCGACACTGGCTGTGAGTACGTTGGGTTCTGGGACATAGCAAGATACGGAGACATCAAGAACAACCCATCATTCTTCAACAGAGGTGGAATCAAGTTCAGCACAGCATCACTAGGACTGTTCACTCAGTACTCTACATATTTTAATAATTACTACACACAAATCATCCCGCCCGTAGACAATGATGATTTAACCCAGTGGAATGATAGGAAGAATAACGTTGGGATCTACTCCGGTGACATGGAGGAAACCAGTGTGTTCGTGGTGGATTACTTCTGGAAGATGACCCCGAATCAGTGGGGCGTTGGAGATTATCCACATCCGATATGGGTACACCTTAAAGTTGCAGGTGATAACACGGTGGTCTTTGCCGAGATTCTACCATCGTCACCTGCCGCCGTGTTCAGCTACAACGAAAACGATAACCGTCACCTGAGCATCAGCATGGCTCATGAGCTAATGCCGTTTCAGGATCAGTTAACCAACTTGTTTTCCGAGCTGTTGGAAACTGCCAAAGCGGATCTGTTTTCTGTAGGCATACTGAACACGGACATTTTCCCAGACAACGAAGAGGGACTGCAGCTCAGAGAGGACTTCAGGAGAACCATGCAAGGCGAGAACTTCTACGCTTCAACGCATGTCCTCGAAGCATCCTTTGCCAAGTTGGCTGACATGGGCATAACCACTAGCCCAGACAATGTGTTTAAGGTTGTCAGAGCGCAGCCCAACACACAGCTCACCAGCATATTCCAAAGCATTAGCCAGTTGCTTGGGATGGTGGAAAGGCTCTTGTCACTTTCGCCACAGGAACAAGGACAGCCCGCACCACGCGAGGTCTCTGCTACTGAGGTGATGACGATTAATAATACCACAGAATCTGTCTACTCATTCATCAGTGAATCCATTGACGAGGGTAGGGCAGCAATGAAACGAATCCTTTATGAGTCACTGATTGCCAAGGGAAGCAGCACAATACACTTGCCGGTTAAGAATAAATATTCGGCATCTGTGATTGAGGCTGCTGGTTTTCAGGTAGACCCAGAAGGCTTTGACTTTATGGACCCACTGGTGGAGCGGCAACACACCGTTATTGGGTCTAAGAAATCACTGGTATACGACTACATCTTTAACAGTCGTGACGGCAGCGAACGGAGCAGCAACGTACAAGCGGCACAGACGTTGATTCAAATGTTCCAGATGATCTCGCAAAACCAACTCCTGACTCAGGCAATGGGTAAGGATAAATACTTCCAGTTGGTGAATGAGATCTCTCGCAAGTTAGGGACAGACATCAAGCTGGAGATGAATCCAGACGAGAGTAATGACCTAACAGCTCCCGGTGATCAAACTCAGGAAGTACTACAACAGTTGGCTCAGGCGATACAAATGAATGCCCAAGAATTGGACGGCATAAAGCAGGCTCTAGGAGTGGGCCAGCAACCGCCGCAAGAGCCACAAGTAGTCAATGAGTGAAGAAACCTTAGAGCAAGAAGGTGTACAGGAATCACAGGAAACCGTACAGGAGCAGCAAGTCGAAGTCTCAGAAGAGCAAGCGACACCACCAGAGGATCAGTTTAACGTACTCGATTCAATCTATCGCGACCTCGGTGTTGCTGTAGATGAACAAGAACAGGAGGCAGAACCTGAGCCTGAACCCGCCCCAGAGCCTGAGCCTGAACCTGAAACACAGGAAGAAACGGTTACTGAAACTCAGCCTGAACCAGAGGCTGTAGACGAGGAACCTCCTGCAAGTGACCCGTCCTCAAAGAAAGTCTACTACAGGAAACCGCAAGCGGAGCCAGACGATGTCCGCAAAACAATCCAAGAGGAGCTTGCCAAGCAGCAACAAACGCCCCAGTACACGCCCCCACAAGCCGAGCAGGAAGTCGAAGCTGAAGATCCTTACGATGGATTTCTGCCAGAGCAGGTCGCAGAGCTTGAACTCGCAGCATTCGCAGAAAAAGCAGACAGCAAATACAAAGGGATGTCGAAGCGCCTACGGGATTTTTATTCCAAACTCGACAACTACATTGAGACCGAATCCAAGGAGGACCCAGACCGAGCCTTCGATGAGAACGATGAAGAGTTCAGGCAGTTCGTTATCAACAACAAACCTACCTTCGATCCCGGTGACCAACGCCGCTTAGAACGTCAGCAGATCAAGGAGGAAGCTGTTGCCGAGGCCAGTCAAAAGTTCGAGGAGCAGCAGACCGAGATGCAGAAAAAGCTGCGGCGGTTAGAGATCGAACCTAAAATAGACAAGTCACTCGACCAGTTTGATGCCACCATGAACAGCTCTCTTGGTGAAGACATGTCAGACCCTTTCAACAAGGAACTCTACAGCTCACACTTAAAAGCTGCTAAGGATGTTGGTCGGGAATATATGAAGCTCTACCACGGTATTGATCAGTACGACCAGAACAACGGGGTACACTCATGGTTGGTAGAGTTTGTGACTGAGCAGGCTGGATTGTTCTCAAAGCACGGAGGCAAAGCCCTAGACCGCGAGGGGAAAACTTTCCTTACACCCGCTGAGTACGGACAGATAGGCAATCCTCAGAAACATTGGACCTTCACACCTGATGATGTTCTTAATATTATCGGCACTCGATACATCGAAAGCGCAAAAGAGCAGGGGAAAAAGGAGTTATCTCGATTAGAAAAGCTAGGGTTTACAAGGCAGCAGGCAGAACAATCGTCACCTCAAGCGAATATTCCAGTGCAAACAGAGGAGGATACTCAACCCGTAACCCCCGTTAAGACCAAAACTAATGCAAGTCCCGGCGCTGCTGTGCCTACAAATTCTGATGAACCGACATACGGACAAGCACTGGTTAACCTGTTAGGAATAGATGATTAGTTTCGTTAGTTAAGACGATTATTAACAGGTCTATATTTATTTGTATTATTTCCCTGCAAAACCCCTTGCACACAATGACATAAGCATCTGATTCGGCAGACTAAACCCATCACCTAAATGGTGTAGGAGAAAAAGGAAATGCCTAATCAAACGTATGCATATGACGGCACATTCGCAGCGGGTAATTGTACGCCACGCAGCATTGTAGTCGATGATACGACCTGTTCACTAACTCGCGCTTCCATCAAGGCTTTTACGAAGAATGATTTCGAGGCCCAAGGATTCCGTGAAGTTGGAATGGATCGTATAATTGCTCAGACCGCCGAAGCCCGTATGGCTGGAGCTGCCGAGCGCACCCTGACAGACCTCTTGCTTTCACGGCACGTTGCTCTGAACGAGGGCCGTAGTAGCGGATCGCAATCCGTTATCGCACCGTACACATTGGTTCCGCGCAGAAATGCTATCAATGTAAACTACTTCACGATCACTGCTGGTCGTAACACTTACAACAGTGGGACAGCGGCAACCTTGGAGTCTGGACACAACGCAGGTAGTACTTCAGGAAACCCTGGTGGGGCATACTTCCCATCTAGTACCTTCCGAATAAAAGTATCTGCAGGTTCTGACCCTGAGCTTATTAGTGGTGAATCTTCAACAACGATCAACTTCAACAAGAGTCAGATCAAAGACTTCCATAAATACTTCCATGCAGGCCAGTATCTCTTAGTAGAAACTCAAGCCGATAACATGGCTACGATTTCTGGGAAAGGATCTGGAGGTACTACAAAAACCTCTGTCGCCTTACAGTTAAAAGTTCTTCATGTTGTAGCTGACACGGCAACCACTGCTATTCTTACCGTTGCTCCTAGCGACTACGCAGCAATCAGTGCTACCGATGAGACAAATCGCGGGTGGGGTAGTCAAAGCAACCAGAATGCTTATCAAGTCGAAAAAGGTATGGGCATGATTCTGTCCAACTCCACAAGCGACTATGAGAAGTTCTGTGAGCAAGGCCCAGCCACTAACGACCTGTCTCTAATTGAGTACTGGGCGCAAACGACCAGGGTAACTCATAAGTATAACGAGGAATATATCAAAGCCCTTCAGGCTCCACTTACTTCCGAGTATTACAAGAAGTTCAGGCAGCTTCCGCTGGCCCAGCAACGCCGCATTCAGGAGAAGCAGGCCGAGCAAGCGTTCTACAACACCGTGTTCTACGGACAGCAGATCTCCAACCAGCAAACGGTTGAGGATTACACCAAGTTGCCGGTTGTTTCTGATCCTGTAAATGCAGACGGTTGCAGTAGCACTCCGACACTAGAGTACAAGGCTAACACTCTTGGTATCCGTACTCAGTTGAACTCATGTGGTAACATCTACGATCAAGCTGGTTCTGCCCTGAACCTCGATGTCTTGTTCGAGACCTGTTACGCACTGAAGCGTGAGCGTGAAAACGATGGCGCTCAAGTTGACACGATTGATCTTATGACTGATCGGTTCACCGCCTCTCGCATCCGTGATCTCATGATCAAATACTACAAGAGCAAGTACTCTGCGGACATCAACATGTTCATTCAGGGTCGCCAAAAGCTCGTTGATAGTGTCACGAACAAGGTCATGTACGAATACAACGTGTACGATCTACCTGACCAAGGTGTATCTATGGCGGTGTTCACTGACCCGTACTTCGATGATGTGATCGGGGCAGCTCCCGCACTTGGCCCATCCGGTTCCACTAACAAGCACCGCGCTCGTCGCCTCTGGCTTGTGGACTGGAGCGACATCGCCATCAACGTCATCAAGACCGCGAGTGCGAAGCGCCAGACCAACGTGGCAGATGATGCTTACAACTGTATCATTCAGCCAAACGTCACCCACTACCAGTTGAACTCCAAGACCTTTGAGGTTCGCGTGGGTAACACCAACCGTCATGCCATTCTGGAAAACTTCAGCGATGCTTCACCAAGCGTTTCTGTAACAGGTGCTGACGTAACCATTAACTAATTAACTACGGGGTGGGGGTCGTAACTGGCCCCTGCCTCTTTTTTAAAATGAAAGTAGAAAAATTAGTAGGATACAAACCTTACAGCACGTTCTCTGAGGTTAAAAATGCCCAGATCAATGGTGGGTTCACTCACCGCATAACCTATTCGTACACCGACTTCACCCCTACGGATGCGCTAACAGCTACAGTAAACGCTAACTTGTTTAAGAATGCTGCCGGTGCATCAAAAGGGTTGCTCGACGGTATGCAGGTTGGTCATGTGGCTATGTATGTTAAAGCTGCTTTCTCTGGTATAGCGAATCAAACATCAGGAGCCAATGGTGCTAAATTTAATTTTGGCCCTACTGGAAATACTGATGCGTTTATTGATGATAAAGGAGTTCACAATGCTGGAGACTGGCTGTCTTTTGCACCGTCAGGTGACACAACTAGCTTCGGATATATTGCTGATGCTGACAAAATATTAGGGGGTAAACTCACAGTCGCAGTGGATTCAGGTTCAGAGGATCTGGTAAACCTAACTGCTGGCGAGCTGGTAATTCTTATGGAAATCACAAACTTAAACGACCTTCTAGCTGAGGGAGCGTTTCAAGATGTGAATCTGTAGGTCATCTCATAACTCAACAGGGTCAGGGCTTAACTGCTCTGGCCTTTTTTTTTGCACCACTTGAGGAACAAGAACTTCAGTTTACGCTGTGGGCATGGCTACTAAATACTACCAAGCCTCGCGAGCTAATAACGTAATACGACACAACGACAGTTCCTTTCGCTTTGAGGTTACCGAGATGGTCAGCGGTTCGTGGTGGGGGGTGTATGAATCCAGCGACTCTTCAGAACAAGCAGTGCTAGATGAAATGGCTGAAGCTAATGTTGTAGTTAGTCTTACAAAAGATCAGTACGAAGCATCTAAAAAAAAAGCGCAAAGCAACAACAACTCGATCAACTCGCAGCAAGAGTCTCAACTAGCTCAAGCGGAGGATGTGGAGCCTGTGGTCAAAGAGGACAAGCAAGAGTCTCTTGATGAACTTTTAAAGGTTGAAAATGTACAAGCACCGAAAAGAAAAAAAGCAGCCAAAAAGAAATCAGTCTAATGGCAGAGTATCGCGGCAAAAAGGTTACGCTAAACAAACCAAGAAAAGTACCGGGGGTTACTCCAAAGGGTAAGAAGTACACGGTTTACGTTAAAGACCCCAAGAGCGGCAAGGTAAAGATCGTTCACTTCGGTGCTGTTGGGTATAGCGATTTCCTTAAACATAAAAACCCAAAGCGCAGGGCTAACTTCAAGGCAAGGCACAATTGTAAAACTGCCAAAGACCGCACCACTCCTCGCTATTGGGCATGTAACTACAACTGGTAATGACTTGGGCGCAATTTAAAACAGCGGTGAATCAGATGCTTACGGTGGACTCCGGTAGGTCTGGCATTCAAAACTACATAACCCGCATGATTCAGTCGGGAGTATCTGAGGTGCTGTCACATGTGCCGTATTACAGGAAAGGTAACAAGACAAGGTACTCACCACTGTCCTCCACACCTTCAGGCATGACTGCACTTACGGCTGCGGGTAATGCGTCCAAAGGCACTCTGCCATCAGGCGATGCAAACCTTTACGAGGCGTGGGTTATTAATTACTCAGCCACATCAGGGGTCACCAATACTAGTAGCGATACGGATACGAACAGAACCCCTGTCATGAACTACCCCTACGCTCACAAGCTCGACCTAGTATCGAGTAATCCAGCAATCAGAAAAGGGGAGACGGTAATGGCTATTGGTGAGGAGTTGGACTTTTACGTTTACCCAAAACTATCTGACACTCAGGTGTTGGAGATCACATACGAGAAACTAATACCAGACCACGCTGACGGAGACACAGTTCGTTACGATGACAACATGGCTGACTGCGTTGGTGAATATGTTAAGGCCAAGGTTACTCGCGAAGTCGATCAAGACTTAAAACTTTATCAGTCCTACATGCAATCGTTCGGAAAAATGAGGCAGGAGTTATACTTAAATAGCTATGGCAAAGACCGTATAGAGACCACAGCTTCCGGGCCTACACTGCTAACGACATGCGAGACTGAAACTACTACCTGCTAATGGCTAGTCGGTTTAAACATGTAACTGTTCGCCCCAAAGACGGTGGCCAGTTGTTCACGGCAATATCCGCAGAAACTGCTGGAGCGGCGAACTATGTGGTTAAACAAGACTTCAGGCGGGAGCTGGATCAAGAAATCAGGAGGGAGGGTTATGACTACTTTGTTCCAGACGAGAACGGAGACGGCACTTCCAATAGTTTTAGCGACACCCTAGCCGAGATAGGTACACATCCTTTTCCTGGCGGCAGCGGTGTTTCAGGAAACATAGAACTGGTTCACATGATCCGACGAACCAACGGACAGACCGCAATCATTGTCGCTCAGAAAACAGCTACAGATTACAAGTTCTACAAATACACAGGGCGAGACGATATGCGGTATGTGTTGGGTCGTGATGATGACAACGATGGAACCATAGAAAGCAGCGAACCTTACATACGAACAAGTGACTCATATTTTTCCACGGCCCCAGTTAGCTGGAAACTTATTGGGTCTGGCTACTCGCACAAGGGAAACAGGTGGGAAGCTGTAAACATTAACGGCTACACAATTTTTAATAACGGATATGACCTGCCATTTGCTTATCGAATTGAGTGGGAGGAGGTAAAGCCCTTACACAATTTACGGGAGGCAGGCATTGTTAATGTTGGATCAATTACTGAGTACAACGGCATCCTTCTTTTATCTGACATAACCGAGCTGGAGGAGGTTGAGTATTGGTTTAGTAACCCCGATAAAATTGTTGGATCAAGTTGGAACCCATACGGGACTGTCACCAATGTAAACACTAACCGCTATCATAACAGACTGATTTGGTCTCAGATAAACGAACCGGAAAAGTTTGGGGCTGCAATCAAGGGATCAATCACTGCCAACCAACTTGGGGTTACTCTTAAATATAAGGATTACGGAGAAGGCTTTAGCGTAGGCCAGCAGATTACAATAACGGGAGCTGGGACAGAAGGGGGGAATCTCACAGCAACCATTACTGAGATTAGCAAGGATGACATACAGGTTGTTGCCAACGGTACAGCTTCCAGTGGCGCAAGTTCGATTAACGTAGATGCAACTACATCTGCCATAGCAAAAGATACAGTTCTCACGTTTGCCACTGGTGTAACATTCAAACTCTCAGCAGACGCAGCACTTGGAGCCACATCTCTTAGTGGAACTTTAGCCGGGGGTAACATTGCTAATGATCAGGTTGGCCGCGACAACTACGAACAGTTTACATTCACATTAGATACAGTAGCAGCCACGACAGTTACCAACGCCGACATTAGCCCGACAACTGAACTGGATAGCATCATTGGTTATGAGGATCTAGAGGATGATGGGTCAGGTATTATTAACATGATGCCGCTGCAATCCCAGATCGTGATTTACAAAGACACATCTATTTTTGTGGGTGAATACACAGGGGATACCACATCACCATTTAAGTTTCGTTTAATTAAGATCCCGTTATCGAGAGGGTTGTACTACAAGAACTCGCTCATCTCCCTCAAAGGGTCCGCTCATGCTTTCATAGGTCGGGACAACTTCTATGTGTTCGATCTCTCAATGCGGTCACCAAAGGAAATGGTTCCCGGTCAGGTAGTGAGGGATTTGTTTTATGATCAGGTAGAAATCTCACAGTCCAAAGATGTCTTTGCAGCTAACAATGTAATGACTAACGAGCTGTGGTTCGTATTCCCATCGACTGCCACCCATAAGGCTCTGTGCTTTGATTACATTCAGAACACAATGTCCACCACAACCCATGAGATTAAATCAGCGGCCAGCGTTAAGAAGCCGTTTACTAATCAGAACATGTTCCTAATGGGAATGGGTAACGGGACTTTGGTTCATTACGGTAAGTCAGATATTAAAGAAGGTCGGTGGAGGGGATCAGGTAATGCCACACTTAGCGACATGTATTATCGCAGAAATGCCAATGCAGCATCAGTAACTAAGAGTGGGTACGAGAGCATTCTCAAGAGTGGGTTGATAAATTTTGGAGATAGCTACAACGAAAAGCAGATGAAGGGTTACGTCTTGCAATTAGCTTCTCAGCAAGCAGTAGGCCCTACAATAAACCTAAGAATCTACGGATACCAAAACCCATACAGTCCAGCGACTACACTTACAGGCAGCAGCGCCTACCAGATAACGGATGTCCAATCCAGCAACCTAGTGCCAACACATTTTAAAAGCCACTTATTCCAAGACGAATTAACAATACCTACCACACAAATAGCCAACGTGCGTATTGCTACCAGAACATTCGATGTTAAGAAGGTTGGTAGTCAGAGTGAGGTACGACAAGATCCACCATTATAATGCCAACAACGATATCCAACATTACAACTAGGGCAGGTAACGGCGGGCCACTAACGGCCAACCAAATGGATGCCAACATCAACAACATTAAAGCCTTCGCTGAAGCGACACGGGCTACGTTGGAGGGGTTGACCAACAATGACGGAAGCCTGAGCAGCTTCAACGGTGCAACTATTTTAAACGGCACAGTAGAGAATACTAAACTCAAGAATATCTTTTACGCTGCCGACACCAGCTCAACTGCCAACTCGATAGTATTCACAGTGGCAGGGGCAAGTGGTCAGACATCGCTTAGTGCTGGGGATTTGTTCCTTGTGAAGGCAAACACGGCTAATACCGGCTCAGTCACAGCAACGATCACCATAAACTCACAGGCGCTGTCGCCTATCACGCTAAAGAAAAATTTAACGAACAACCTTGTTAGCGGTCAGATCAAGCAAAACGAAATGATTGCGATGATCTATGATGGGACAAACCTGCAGGTCATCAGTGATTCATTAGGTGCGCTGGCTAATTTCAATAACAGCACTGCGGGATCGATGATCTCGTATGGCAGCACCGGAGCGCCTGCGGCTGTGACTGCGGGATCGTCTGGGCAAATACTTGTGTCAAACGGAGCTGCTGCACCTTCCTTCCAAAACATAGCAGTCATATCCAACCCACCCTTGATTGAGATTACCGGAGACCGAATCGCTGGCGAGATAGGGACAATAGGTGGGGTGAGTAAAATTATAGAAGGAGTAACAGCTTCTGAAACAGGAAGTACTGCCTCTGGAGATGAAGCTGGAAGAGTTCTTGGAAGTAAAGGCAACGGTTCCTATTGGAAAGCTCCAGCAGGAGTCACAAAAATAAGAGTATTGCTACAAGGAGCAGGTGGTGCGGGATCGTCAGGCGCAGGAAATAATAATGGAGGTTGTGGAGGAGGTGGAGGTGAGTATGTAGAGGTCGAGTTCGATGTGGCCTCTGGAGACGTTTACCAACTTTATGCTGGAAACGGAGGCGCTCCCGCCGGGGGCAACGGAGAAGCTACGTTTATTAAAAAAGTCACTGGATACACCGGAACAGGAACTCTTAATGGTTCAATTTACGGACAGGCAGCAGGGGGTGGAGGAGCTAACGGGGAGACGGCAGGAGGCGCTGGGGGAACTGGAGGGAATAGCAGTTCATCATCTGAATCGACACAACTTAAAGCCGTAGGGGGAATTCAAGGAGGCGCTCAAGGCGTACCCTACGAAGGAGCAACTGCTGGCTACTCTGACGCTGGAGGATTCGGAGGGAGAAGCTATAAAGGATCAGGAGGGTTTGGCGCAATTGGAGATGATAATGCGTCTGGTAAACCGGGCCAAGGTCAAGGTTACGGATACGGAGGAACTGGAGGAGGAGTAGTTGAGGCAGATCAAATTCGTCCCACATATGGAGGTAATGGTTGGTTGGCAATATACGACATAACAACATCTTAAAAAAATGATAGGTTCAATACTAGGCGTGGTCGGGAGTGCGATTGCAGGCAAGTCAGCCAGCGATGATGCGAAGGATGCACAGAAAAAATCAATAGCTTCATCTAGGGAGGCTGACGCAGAAAATTACCGCCGTGCATTAGAGTCCATAGGGGCATATGGCAGTGCGCTACTACCGTTATACTTCACAAGCTCAAAGTACTATCCAGGTCAACTGGAGAACATGAGTGATGAAGAGTTGTCCAAGGTCGCCAGTGAAAATGGCATTACTGCAGGTAACCTTAAGGAACCACTCAGAAGAGATACTTTAATAAGGGAGATCCAAGCGAAGACAGGCCAACCTTTTGAAAAGACTTTAGCCGATAATATCATGGGTTTGTTTGGTGCTGCTCCAAGCCCTGAAGAGAACCTGAAGACATTTGAGGGTATAAGAGATTCCTTGGCTCCAACTCAAGACGCTACGAATCAATATGTGAGGGATATGTTTAGCGGGCAAATGCTTGATGAGGAACTTGCAGAACTTCAACCCGTTGCACAGGCCAGACTGAATCAAGCTCAAGCGTTTGAAGACGCAGCCAATCAAAGACTTGCAAGTCAGTTAAACAGGCAGCAAGCACAGTTCGCTCGTAAAGGTTACACGGGAGCAGGTTCTGCAAGTGACAGGCTGGAGGCTGCTGCCAACAGGTCCACGGCTCAACAGGTCGCAGGGATGAGGAGTAGTGCGGAACTGAAAAACGCAATAGCAGAGTTAGCGGCCAGAGCTGACAACCGTAAACGTCAGGGAGCAAACCTTGGGCTTCCCGGCACTCAGCTTGGTGCGGCGGCTAAATTCCAAACTGCTCCAGAAGACTTAGCTTCCTCAGCCTTACTTCGGTCAATGGCTCCAGCAATGTCTATGCGAAGGGGGGCTATTCCAAATGTTACAAAAGACCCTTACGAGTACTCCACAAACTACGGAGCTGACACATTTACTGCAACTGCTGCAGCCAGAGGGTTGCCAAAAGTTTTTGATTACCTGTCAGAGAGCGGGCTTTTTGGAGGCAAGAAACCATCCAACCCTATCGACCCTAATTACATGGAAGGAATAGACTCTCCATTCGCAGGGGCAACTGGTGATTAAAGAAATAAAGATATGAAAGGCGGCAGTAAATTAATGCAAATGTCCCGTAGGAAAAAGACCCCAAGTGTGGTCGAGCCGACTATTACCTACGAT